AACAAGCCAAACAACCGCACTTATCAGATGTGGAACGCATATGCAATGCATTCAATGTTGATAATGCCCTTGTGGCAGCCACATTGTTTATGGATGTGTATATGCGAGATCCGACATTGTTGAGCGGTTTCAAACCTGTTGTGACACCATGTGTCGACCAACATACATACCAAAGTCTCCATCCATTAGTTACCGAGGATGGAATCCCCAGCATGCGAGCGCTTTGGCCGGGCTACTATCGTAGCGCATTTGCACCAGCCAAATCGTTGAATAATGACACAGCATGCTTGGAAGGTAGAATTGACGAGCCTAAGAATCTGCGACCCGCTATACCACCCATATATTATACGTGGTTTAACGAGTTTGTGGAAGCATTGGTGCCCCAATCTGTCGTACATACTCTCTCACCTCAAGATTTTGACTACATGTGGGACAAATTTGATAAACCTAGTCAACGAACTATGATCGAGCAAAATAAGCATTGCTTTGAAGGAAAAACGGTGGTTCGGTCGTTTCAGAAAGCTGAAGCTTATGGCAAAGTCACGGCTCCTAGGAACATATCTACTTTACCAATAGGACATAATTTTGTCCTGGGACAGTTTATGTATCCGTTTATGGAGGCTATTCTGAAACAAACGCATTGGTATGCGTTTGGACGCCACCCGAAGTCCACGTCAGCTATGTTATCGTCCAAGGCTTTTGGAACACGTCAAGCAGTGGAGACAGATGCCAACAAGTTGGATGGATCCATACGTGGGTTTTTCCGTGATTTGTTGGTGGCTGCCTTCACTCGAGCCTTTTCCGAGTCCTACACTCGTGAGATAATGCGGTTGGAGCTGAAGGAGCGTTATGTTAGGGCAACTACTAGCCACGGTTTACGTTACAACACGGACTCAACGATTTTGTCGGGTTCTGTTATAACTAGTGTGCTAGGAAGCCTCACAAATGCTTTCATCAACTATGCTGCATTACGACACTTGTGGGGACCAACCCAAGCGTGGGAGCGACTGGGAATGTACGGTGGAGATGATGGAGTGACATTTGACCTTCCGGGAGCTTTGCTGCAGAAATCAGCAGCAGCACTTGGATTGGCATTTGATGCAGAAGACATCCCGGCCGGAAACCCGGTAAAATTCCTTGGACGTATATATGTTGATTTGTGGACTTGCGACCAGTCAATGATGGATGTTAAACGACAACTGCGGAAAATACATTTAACCGCTGCGCCTGAGATAGTGCCGCGAGATGTTGTGTTGCACCGCAAAGCGCGTGGGTATTTGGCAACAGATGCTAGAACACCATTAATGACGGTCTGGGCTCAAAGTGTGTTACGTTTAACTGATGGTGCTGATCAACATAAGCATTATGTGCTGGCAGGACGTGACGACCGATACTTGACTAAAATTCAAGGAGAAGTCTTTGCCGCACCAACTGACCAACAGTATGCTTATGGATTGGTAGCTCGTGAACTGGACTTGTCAGTTACGGAATTGTGTACCATAGAGTGTAAAATGCGCAATGCCACCACAATAGAAGAGTTGTTACAGGACTTTAACTTCCCGGATAAGTTGGACATACAGATACCTGCTGTTGTAGCTGGTAATGTGGTCCGGCCGGATAAGTATAGGACCCGTATACCTGATAAAGTGCGTGTGAATGTTAATTTACGCCCACCGCGCCTATGTAAGTATGGCTCGGCATGTAAGATCAAACGGTGCACTTTTGTGCATAGTCAAGAGGTGCGACAGACCCCAAGGCGATAAGATCGCCGGCTCGCCTGAGGGCGAGCCTAATTGAATTAAAATGACTAAGAATAAGAATAAGAATAAGAAACCCAAGACCAAGCGGAACGTTAGTGAGCCGGCTGCTAAGGCAGTTGTCGAGCGCATTGTGAAACCAGTGTTTTCTATGCCTAAGGCTTCTGATGGACGGATTATTGTCAGACACCGAGAGTACGTTGATGATATCGATGGAACTACCGGTTTCGGCATACAGTCTTACATCATTAACCCCGGTGTTGGCACCACGTTTCCATGGCTCGCTACTATTGCTCCTAATTATGAATCATACCGGTTTCAGTCTTTGAAGTTTTGTTTTGAAACCTCTCAGGCTACAACTGCTATTGGTTCAGTTATGATGGCAATCGATTTCGATCCAAATGATCCAGCACCAGCAGATAAGTCACAATTGATGGCTTACCATAATGCTGTTCGTGGACCTGTGTGGAATGAGTTCACGTGCGTAGCCACACCTC